GAGAAGCGCGAATCAAAGACATCTCTAATTCAGGCAACTTTAGATCGTGCCGCAGAAGAAGCACGCGATCTATCCGAAGTTGAGTTGGCTAATGTAGAAGCCCTTAACCTAGAGATTAAAAAGTTGGATGAGCGAATTGAGCAGATGTCCGATATTGAAATCCGCAATCAAAAAGCCGCAGATTTAGCCGCTAAAGTTGATGCAAATATTGAGCCAAAGAAAGAAGCACGCGCAGGTGGCTTTATAGTTACAAGCGAGCAACTAACTTACTCAGAGAGATCAAGCAATGATTTCTTAACAGATGCTTTAAAGGCACAATTTAAAACTGATGGTGATGCCAGTGCGCGTATTGCACGCCATCAACAGGAAATGGCAATTGAGAAGCGTGCAGTTGGTACATCCAATTTTGCAGGCTTAGTAGTGCCACAATACCTAGTTGATCTATATGCACCATTAGCACGCGCAGGTCGCCCATTTGCAGATGCCGCACGCAAGCATCAATTACCTGCACAGGGCATGTCAGTGGTTATCTCTAAGATAAATACTGGTACTACAACTGCATATCAAACATCACAGAACACAGCCGCAGTATCACAAGATATTGAGGATACAACCCTAACTGTAAATGTAAACACAATTGCAGGCCAACAATCAGTATCTAAGCAAGCCTTACTACGCGGATACAACATTGAAGGAATTGTTTTAGGTGATTTGATCCGTGATTACCACACTAAGTTAGATAACTCACTTCTTAATGGAACAGGCTCAAATGGCCAACCATTAGGACTTGTAAACATGACAACTGGAGTTCTAGTAACTTACACCGCTACAACCGGTACAGTTGCAGGTTTATATCCAAAGATTGCAGATGCAATTCAACAGATTCAAAGCAACATTTATGTAAATCCAAATGCAGTAATCATGCACCCACGCCGTCTAGGATTCCTATTAGCCGGTGTTGATAGTTCAAATAGGCCGTTGATTGTGCCACAGGCATACAACCCTATGAACGCAATGGGTACAGGTAATGGCGTACCTACTTATGGTAACTCAGGTTACTCAATTCTAGGATTGCCAATTATTGTGGATGCCAACATTGCAACCAATAAGGGTACAAGCACAAATCAAGACACAATTTTTGTGGTTGATTTGAATGAAACCCATCTATGGGAAGAAGCAGCCGCACCAACCTATGTAACATTTGAAGAACCAAATGGCAAGGTTGCAATTAATATCGTTCTATTCGGTATGTCAGCATTTACCGCAGAGCGTTATTCAAAGGCTGTTGCACAAATTAACGGTACAGGTTTAGCAACACCAAGTTTCTAAACCAATAAGTTTCCAGGCCGCTACCCTTCCAGTGGCCTGGATTCTAACTATGATCGGTATTTAATGAATGGAGTTTGTCTAATGTCCCAGGGCAATACAGGATTTGGATACCGATCATGGCTATAACAAATGGATATGCAACATTAACTCAAATTAAGGCTTACATGTCTATATCAGATAATACTGATAATGACTTGTTGGAAGATTTGGTTGAATCAGCATCAAGATCAATTGATCGGATTGCTAACAGAAGATTTTATTTAGATGCAACTGCATCAGCACGGCTTTATCGTGCCTACTCAGATATTTTTGTTTATGTAGATGATATTGGCAGTACATCAAATTTAGTTGTACAAACTGATTCAAACGGCAATGGCTCATACTCAAAAACTTTAACTTTAAATCAAGATTATATTTTAGACCCATTAACCGCACCATCTTTAAACCGACCATATACCCAATTAACAATGGTATCTAATACGGAATCATGGCCAATATTTCCGGGACTTACACAAAACGGATTACGCCCAGGTGTGCAAGTAACTGCAAGATGGGGTTGGCCGTCAGTGCCGGATGATATAAATATGGCGTGTTTAATTCTTACCGCAGATTTATACAAGCGTAAAGATGCACCAGGTGGAATATTAGGATTAGGTGATTTAGGCGTTGTAAGAATGTCCCCATTAGGTAGAGATGTAACTGCAATGGTCAGGGCATACAAAAAAGAAGTAGTTGCATGACCCCAAGTACAGTTAGGGATAATTTAAAAACTGCGCTTCAAGCAATAACCGGATTGCGCGTATTTGATTATGTCCCTGATTCTACAAACATACCAACCAACAATGCTTTTGCAATAGTTGGTCAATTGTCTATGAATTATGACTTTACATTAAACAGAGGATTTGATTCAGCAACATGTCAGATCATTGTTGTAGTGGGTAGAATGAGTGAAAGAAATGGGCAAGAAAGATTGGATGGGCTACTTGCTTCATCCGGTTCAACTTCAATCAAAACCGCAATTGAGGCTGATAAAACATTAAGCGGTGCTGTACAAACTCTAAGGGTTGTGTCTGCATCCCCTGGAACAATAACATCCGCTAATATTGATTACCTAAGTTATCAATATTCAGTAGAGTTGATAGGTTAGTAAGAGAGGAAAACTATGGCCATATTTATGGGTAATAAAGTTGCCGTGATCGTGGGAACATCTACCATTACTGATCATGTCAGCACTGTAAGCCTTGCACGCGAAATTGATCAGGTAGAGATCACTGCAATGAATGACAATGTTCAAAATATGATTGGTGGGATTGAACGCCCAACTTTAAATCTTGAACTGTACAATGATTTTGCTTCAGCATCAGTGAACTCACTGTTTGAAGATGCACTAGGTACAAAACTTAATATTAAGTTAATTCCAGTATCCGGTACTGTATCTGCAACCAATCCTAGTTACACAATGTCATGCTTAATCTCATCCTGGACACCTGTAAACGGTGCTGTGGATGCAGTGGCTTCAGTTAGCGTTTCGCTTCCTGTAACCGCATTAACAAAATCAACAAGCGCGTAATAATGAAAGGGTGGGACAATGCACAAGATTGAAATTGTTAAGAAGGATGGTAAAAAAGTAACCTATGATCTTACGCCATCTGCAAAGGTGGCTTTTGAAGCCGAATTTAAAACAGGCTGGCGTAAGAGATTAGGCGAACTACAAATGGAATCGGATTTGTGGTGGTTCGCCTGGCGTTTAGAAAAAGATGCCGGCAAAACCGATCTAGCCTTTGGTGATGATTACATCAATCAATATTCAGATGTTGATTTGGTTTATGATTCAAAAAATGGATAGACCGCCACGGCCAAATTTATGAAATCGCTTCCGTGGCGGTGGCAACCGGAATTAGTCCTAAAGACTTATTAGAGGTTGATCCAGCGATTTATTCAGCAATCAAAGCCATCTTGCAAGAAAAATATTACAACAACAAGAAGGCAACAGTTAGGCGGAAATAATGCAACCTAAGTATGCAGGATTACCTGGCCGAACAAGATCGTTAGCCGCAGTGCCTTCTATCTATGTTGAAAATTTAGATGAACTATTAGCGACTATGAAAAAAATAGAACCTGATTTACATAAAGAATTTAGAAGGGAATTAACTAAATCTGTAAAACCTGTTGCAAAACTGGCACAAAGTTTTGTACCACATTCACCATTTCCAGGATGGCGTGATGTTGAACCTTCATACCCAACCACATGGGGATGGGCTTATGACAATGCACACCGAGGTAGAACTTATGGCGAAAGTAAAAGAAGCCGTTGGAAGTGGTCGCAAACAGAAGTTATACGCGGCATAAGAGTTAGTTCGGCTAAAACTAAAGTTCAAAGAGTTAAAGGCACTACATTTTCTGTAACGGCATTAGCAGTAATTAACAAATCTGTGCCAGGTATAATTTACGAGTTAGCAGGATTTGGCACATCAAAATCAAGAAGTAGAACTAGGCGTATTAGTCGTAACCCTGATGCTAGTGAATCTTTTATTGGCAAATTGCAAGGTACTGCTAATTCAAGTGCCTATAAAGAAAAAAGATTGATTTACAGGGCATCACAACAATTAGGTGGGCAAGTAAATGATAATCTATATGGCGTGTTAAAAAAATATCTAGGCAAAGAATTTAGAGGTTAATCATGGCATTAAGTCAATATGTTGCAATTAACTTTCTTACTAAATTTGATAAAAAGGGTTTAGAACGCGCTACAAAAGAGTTACAAGGTTTTGATAAAGTAGTTGCTACTAGCACATTTAGATTAAAATCTTTTGCTAAAGCCGGCGGAATTGCCGCCGCCGCAGGTATGGCTATTTTTGCTAAAAACTCTATACAGGCGGCTTTAGCCCAGGAAAGATTAGATAAATCAGTTGAACAATCTTTAAGATCAATCAATCAATTAGATCAATTGCCTAGCGTAAATTCTTTTATTAGTGGTATAGAAAAAGCATCAAATATTACTAAGGATAGATTAACCCCGGCAATCAATGGCTTAATTATCCAAACTGCCGATCTAACAAAGGCGCAAGATTTATTTAATGTTGCCGTAGATACCAGCGTAGGTGCAGGCGTTGATTTAACCCAGGTATCAGATGCGTTAGGTAAAGCAAGCCGGGGCAACTTTAAGGCGTTAGGTGCATTAGGCTTAGGATTTGATGCGGTAACTGCTAAAGAAATTGGCTTAGCAGAGATTACAGATTACTTAACTTTAAAATTTGGTGGCGCGGCTAAGAGAGCCACTGAAACATTTGGTGG